GATGTCCTTGCTGATTATGTGAATGGATTCTTCGGTGCTAACGGTCCTTATCCCACTGAAACTGCAGAAGAGACGCAACAGCGTCTGCAGTATGAAGCTCGCGAACAGTTCGCCGCTGAGATCGAGCATCTAGAGCAGCGTGGAGTGCCTGAAGCATTCCAACGCCCACAGATGGATATGCCTACTCCAGGGCGTCAGGCAGCCCCTGAGCGCTCCTTCTGGGGTGACTTCAGCTCAATGATGGATAGCAACCCTGAAGCAGCTTGGCAATTCCTTGCACAAGCACCACAGCAGGCCTTCCAGCAGAAGATGTTGGTTCAGGACTACTGATCTAATTTGTAAGGGGATGCAAATGTATCCCCTACAATATAAATATTGATAGTTGATTAAAGATGTCTCAAAGAATGCAGCCTTACTTCGCAAATAGTCAAGCGAACACGATGGATATCGCATCTAAGAAGCGTGGCCTGAATATGGGTCAAGCGTATAGCGGACCAAACCTGCTTGATGGTGGATCGGTTGCATCCTTTGCTGACCCTCAAATGACTACTCGTCAAGATTACGAACGTCAGAACCAGGGTCAAAACCTAATGACAAACGTTCCTGGCAAAACAGTAGAAGCTGCTCGTGCTGCTGACAAAGCAATTACCGAGTCTTCAGACAAGACAGAAGAAGCCAATATGTTCAACATGATATACAAGGCAAATATCATGGAGGGTCCAAATATGAAATCATCTGCAACCAGACAGCTTGCTGATCCAGCTACTGTCCGGAAAGTGAATAACGATGTAGGTATTAGCCGTCTTCAACATATGGCTTAATTGATAAATTTAGTAGAATAATATCAGTCAATATAAATAAATATCGTGCGTCTCGCAGGTGAAGCTTGTCAATGTGATCCAGAGCTATTTCAGACTATCTGGAAGCATCTGAAGTCTGACGGTGTGCCAGATCAAGCTGCCAATCAGATGGCCGCTGAGATGATGATTCACGGTGAAGATTTTGAAAGTAGCGTAGAGAAATATCAACAGTATGAAGACAACTACAAGTCAAAGGGATTCAACGAACATGCTGCACAAGCAATGGCAGTAGAAGCTTTAGAAGGTAGAGAAGAGCCACCCGAAGAATCAACTAGATTTGCAATGATGAAAGGTGGAGACAATAGCTTTGAAGTTCCTGAGGATGCTAGTCGAGAAGAAATCATGCGGATGAGTGAAGAAGCAACTGGCAGAAGACCTGAGAAAGTATATATGAAAGGGCGTTTAATGGCTTGACAATATAACAAATAGAGGCTATATTTAAGATATAGATAAAGAGAACTATATGTCAATGAAAATTTCAGGTGATTCTGTCCGTTCGTATCTGCGTGACATCGGACGAATCCCACTACTTGAGCACGACGAAGAAATTCTCCTCGGACGCCAAGTGCAACGGTTGATGGAAATCAAAGCATGTGAAGATCTACTAGGTACTCCAAATCAAGAGGAACTAGCAGCATCCCTTGAGATCACAACAAAGGAATTGAAACGTGAAGTTCGAGCAGGAAAGCGTGCAAAAGACAAGATGGTTACCGCTAATCTTCGTCTTGTTGTCTCTGTCGCAAAGAAATATACCAAGCGTAACATGGAGTTATTGGATATCATTCAAGAAGGAACAATCGGGTTGGTAAGAGGAGTTGAGAAGTTTGATCCTGGTCGTGGTTACAAGTTCAGTACTTATGCATATTGGTGGATTAGACAAGGCATTACAAGGGCGATTGCAGAGAAAAGCCGTGCAATCCGCCTGCCGATCCACATCACTGAGAATCTCAACAAGCTTAAGAAAGCCCAGCGTGAGTTAAGTCAGCTCAATGGTGAGATGCCAAACGTATTTCAGCTGTCCGATTATCTTGAGCTATCGGTAGAAGATATCAAGGATTTGATGTGTAAGGCTAGACAACCTACATCCCTTGAAATTAAGATTGGTGAGAACAGAGATACGGCACTCATCGATTTACTTGAAGACGAAACACAGCTTCCTGAAACACTGCTTGAGACGCAATACATCAAGGAAGACATTCGGGGCTTGATCGACGATCTACCTGAAATGCAGGCTGCTGTTATCTCTATGCGATACGGCATTGGTGATGACCAGTTTGAGCCTATGTCAATGACAGCAATTGGTCAGATACTAAATATGAGCCGAGACCGTGTCCGGACATTAGAGCAGAAAGCAATTAAAGCATTGCGTGAAAATCAAGCAGAAGTAAAAGGTTACTTGTAAATTACAATAAAGGTAGGACTTGCCTGGCTGTAATGAACGTCACAACCGAAATTAATAATAAGATTCAAAGTATGGGTGGGTCAGGCTCTAGCAACCCCACCTATTTGTCTAGCAATAAGTCCCTGTTATTTGCAGGTGGCGCTAACAGTATTAATACCGCACCGTCTCAAAGAGTGACTGCTATCCCCTTGCAGTTAAACTTCTCTGACAGTGTAGGTCTGTTTGGTTCAGAGAATAAATTTGTCAAGATTGATTTGCAGATTCAAAGCTCTAGCACTGTTTTTGCGAATATTGAGTTCCCTGAGAATACTTATTTTCCTGTATGGACATTCGCGGATGAAGCTTTAGTCAATGATTATTACACAGCAGTCTTTGATTATTTACAGGATCCGGTCACAGTAAATACATACGCACCTGCGATAGTCACTGGTGGACTATCTGACTATAGTCGTCCCATGGTTAGTATCGACCTAAATAATCTAAAGACAGGTAATAAATTTATTGACGCTTGGCTTGAGGTTACACTCTACGGAAAAGATAAGCAGCCAGTAGATGGGGACTTCTTATATACAGATATTGACAGCTATTTCTATATTGGATTTCATGCAAGAAATACCCGACGACTTCCTTACAATGTTGATTTGAAGGTAGGCATCGAGTATCTTGAATACAATTTGATGACGGAAGCTCAGCGTAGGCTTGTCAGATAATCAAGTCGTTATAGGACCAACGCTTGCGCTGTTGCGAGTCTGCAGACCAGAGTCGTCAGTAATTTGTGTGCTTACCCGGAGATACTTGGTATCAAGTCCAGCAGCAAGGGAATGAGTAGAAGTTGCGGAAGACGTAACTGCAACCGTGGTCCATCCACCAGAACCGGTGTCACTTTTTTGCAAGACATAGCTAGCAGTAATTGAGCCAAAGCCACCGCTATAGGAAGCACCGTTAATGGTGATTGTCTCGCCAACTTCCAGTGTTCCAGTAATTGAACCACCGTCTGAGAAGGTAACTCCAGCTGGATATGCGTTCAGAGTGCGTGTCAGCATAGAGCCCCCTGAAATTTTAGAGAACTGATACTCACGATAGATAGAAGAGTCTGACTCAGCAATCACAGCAATCCGTTCGGTAGATCCCTTGATTGGGAAGGTGAAATTACCGTTTCCGTCATGCCGGATTTCAAGCGTTCGTGATCCGGCTTCTGAAGGCACAACTAAACGAACAACTAGTCCGCTAGCGAGTGTTACTTTGAAGATGGCACATTCGATATAGGCAACTGTTCCCTTCCTATTCCACCAACGTGGGAAGCGGTGCATCGAACCTTTGGATGGACGCACCAGTTCAATTTCAGTTCCGGTATGGCCAACTACAGTAGCGCCGCCCTTGTATGTAAGTTTATCGGCCATTAGATTTCATTAAATACCTTCTTATATTTTAAACGCTTTTTATTGTGCTCGTTTTACCCAAGAAAGATTAGTGCAAGTATTGTTCTGCTTATTCCCATCAATGTGACGAATAACAGAGCATCCCCTTGCTTTTCCATACGGTGTCGGTGGTGTGCCTAAGAATGCAAAAGCTACAAGCGTATGAATAGGAACAGTAATTGTTTTCTTACGTCCAATGCGTTGCGTCAGATTAACAACCGGATAACCAGTTTTTGCCACTTTAGGTTTGAGAATACGCTCGATAGTGCCCTTAGTGCTTTTAATTTTACCCTCGTTATTAACGTAGTATTCAATGCAGCACTCGTATCCTGGCAATGTGTGCACAGGTATCCATTCTTTACTATCAATAAATTCCATAATATTCTTGGGTATTACTTCTAAATTATAGCCAGAGTTAGTAATATCTAAATATGTGAGTAGTCGAACTCACGATATTCTTTTTAGCTTAGGAGTTTCAGTCCATGTGGATTGATAATGATTTTCCAAAGCTTCTTGGTGCAGAACTTTACCGTCCTCATCCTGCCTACATCATTGAGATGGCAGTTGAGCCAGTAGTAGTGCATGACTTTTCTAAGCAACCCGGCCAGACCGTGCAGCTTGATCGTTATCGCTTCTGGGGTAAGCCTGGCACTAAGGAGTCCCGTGAGCGGACTGCCGACCAAACACTTGGCACCGCTTCAGCACGCAACATTGTGAAGGACAAGGTGCTCGTCACCTTGCGCGAATACACCGGCCCTGCCGATACTCGCGATTCTGCACAGCCTTCCACCTTCAAGGTGGCGCGTGAAACCCTGATCACTGCTCAGCGTTTGCTGCTTGATACCGGCAACCTGAACGTGTTCCACCAGTCCATTGGTTCATTGACGCTTCTCGACGACTATCGTCGCTGGCGCGACCGCGTATTTGCTAACGAACTGCTGAAAGCAGAAGCAAACGGTCAAGCCGACAAAGACCAAGGTGGTTACTACCTCCCCGGTGGTAAGACCAAAGCATCTAGCAACCCTGTCGCTACATATGACGCCGGTGAGTCCGCCAAGTTTGACGTGACTACCGACCTCCTCGAAGTCGTTAAGGACATGCGTAAGCGCAACGTTCCTACCTTCGCTGATGGTTACTACCGTTGCATCGTCGATCCCACTGCAATGATGCATCTGCGTCAGAACAGTGACTTCCGCGAGATTGCTCGTTATCCCGGTAGCGGCATGATTAACCCCATGCAGCCTAACCAGGCACCTAACGCTAACTTCTATCAGGGAATGGGTCCTGCATACGGCCAAGCTGGCTTCGTTGCTGGTCAACCTGTTATGCCTACTGGCTTCCTGTTTGAAGGTGTCCGTTGGTTCGAATCTACCAACCTCCCCGAGACCAGCTTCAACGTAAAAGTGACAGACGCTTCTTCAAGCGCTGCTGAATACGTTGCATCGCAATTGGTCTTCTTCGGTCCTCAGGCCGTCGGTGTAGGTATTGGTGGAAACAATGCTCAGATTCTTTTGAATAACAACGATGACTTTAGTCGTTTCATCATCATGATCTGGTCACTGTTTGCCGGTTTTGAAGTGCTTAATAAGGACTTCATTACGGTTGGCTACTCTTTCGTATATTGATAGGAGCTAACTAACCATGTCCGTAATTTTTCCCGGTAACTTTGTTGCCAACTTGAACGCATATCGCGATCAAGGTGTGCTCGCCATCCCTGGCGTGCAGTTCTTCCAGCTTCGCGGTATTGCAATCGTGACTGCCAACCAAAGTGGTGGTGGAACGCTGGCCCTGGAGATTCCTTCTCCTGACCTCCGTCAAGATGACAAGCCTCGTCTCGACAAGCCTTTCACTGTTCCTGCAGGAGCCGTCGTCTATCGCACGGCAGTCAGCACGAGCAACTTGAAAGCTTCTGGCACCGACACTGTGTCTGTCTCGGGTTTAACCACCACATCCAACACTCAGGCATCCGTTGCCGCTGTTGATGGTGCATTCCCTGCTAACGGTGCATCTACAGCATTCGCTGGTTTTGCCAACGTCTCTGCTGAAGCATCTGGCGCAACAATCAGTGCTGCTTATTCAGGCAACCTTGACATCGTGGATCCTAACTCCAACGCTGTTGTAATGGTTGAAGTCTGCTACTACTTGGACGCCCCTGGTCCAGACACCGATGACTACGGTATTCCGTATAAAACGGAAGCTGGTCAAGGCTACTGATTATAAATATCAGATTGAAAGAGCGTCTCATCTGAGGCGCTTTTTTTGTGTCTATAATATTAGAGTGAGCTATACCCTAATATGAGCAACTTATTCCAAGATTCAAAAACGGGAAAACTTGTTGAACTAATCAATAAGCACGACAAAGATTACGCAATGGTTAGGGACGCCGGTGGTAATATCACGTTCGTTACTTTGGACCAACTAGTTCCATATGACCGTGAAAAAGGTCGTCTAGCTAAAGTCGATTCCCCAATAATTCAGCCGGATCCAGAAGAGAAGCTGCCAGAAACTGTGGTGCCTATTGAGGATACACGCCTTAATTTGAACAGCGCTCCTGCTGAGCAGATTGCAAAACGACTACCTGGTGTTGGATATTCCACAGCAAAGCGTATTGTTGAGTTGCGAATGTCATTATCTGGTGAGCGCTTCAGCAATCTTAAGCAGCTTGAGAATATTCCTCGTGTTAATTGGCAGCAACTGATTGATGAGGATTTAATCTTCATTAGCTAAAATATAAACAATAACTGTGTGCTAAGTAATGAATCCAGATATTGAACAGATTTTACTAGCGCAAGCCGCACGAGAGGCTGAGCAAGGTCCTCGTCTTAGCGATGTAGTTGCACTAGGTGCGGGCGGCGGAGCAGCCTTAGGGGCGGCCCTAGGGGGCATACCTCACGGCATTAGTCAGATGGCTAGCCGTAATCAGCCCAAGGGAATGATGAGTGGCATGAGGCCAGGCTTTCGGATGGCCGGTGGCCTTGTCGGAACAATCCTCGGCGGAGGTCTAGGAGCAGCTATGCAGCAGCAGGCTGTAAGTGAGCCTTCAGGTGCAGGAGCATTGCTTGCCAAGATTCAAGCAACAGGTGAAGTTACTGCTGAAGACGAGATGCGTCTTGAGAATGTCCTGCGTGATGCATACACACAACAAGGGTTACTTGGCTAATGGAATTAAATGAACTGCTTAAGTCAAAGATTAGATTTCACCTTGGTATCAATGTCGGATCACAAATCCCTGCAGGTGATAGGTCAAGACTTGAAGAAGCAATGTCTCTGGTGCCAGATGAATACTGGTATAACCAAATTGTTAATCATGTAAGACGATGCGACACGGCTTGGGACAACAGTGAATACTATCCAACCGATGCAAACGGATCACCTAACTACAGCAGGTTGGAGCAAATTGCAGGTGATGTTCAACGAACAATTGCAACATCTGATCCCCTAAAGGGCGACGAATACTTCAGAGAGATTTATCTTAGAGAAGTAGATCGTTTAGCCGAGACTTTATATGTCGCTAATTACAGACGTCCTGAAATCAAACGGTATGCATTTGACCGTTCTGGTTCTGAATTTATTATGGCTGTGCCTGGACCTGCAGATACGGCAGTGGGCTCACGAATTACACTTAATCAGGTGTGGCGTTAATAGTAGAATAGGCATATGAATAGCTGACGCCATTATGGGAACTCAGAAAATTACTTATGGTCGTGGTAAAGATACCGACTATGAATCAAAGAAAGCTGCTGCTCTAGCTCAAGCTGGCAGCAACGATTACATGTGGGGCATTCAGTCTGTATATGCACAGGGTGCTGGAGAAGCTAGTAAAGCTGCTCGCAGTCAAATCTATGGCAATACAAACCTGATGACCGGAGACCTGCTTGATGGCAACAGCGGAATCTTTAAACCCAAGACTGATATGGCAGGTGGAATGATTCCTGCTGATCCTAGAAATACTTCTGGCTTTGCAGACGGTGGAACATCAATGACAATCCAACCTCAGCAAGATCCGGAGATTAGCGGTCAAATGGCAATGGACCGTGTTCAGATGATTGCAAACGGTGGTCAATATCCAGGCCTAAACAATCGCTCACAACTATACGGAGCTTGAAATGAATAGCGAAAAGCTTGCACGTCGGAAACGCATGGGCGATGACCCAACTGCCGGCACACAATCAAACATGACTACACCTGGAGCTCCCCCTGCTGGAAATCCTGAGCAACCAATTCCTGGTATGCCTCAAGGTAAAGGAAACATGATGGGCAACCCTAAGAACAGCCAATCTATGGGTGGTGGGGTGCCGAGTCAGACAAGTCTGGATTCTAATAATCCTCAGTCGGCCTACGGTGATCCAGTGTTCGGTGCGGATGTATTTGCAAAACTAGGTGGTGGCGGATATTCACCTAGGTCAGAAATGCCTCAAAACTTAGTAGCTGGGACTAAACTAAATGCACAGGCATATAACAGTGTTCCTCAGCCACAAGGTGACACAATCAATATGATGAATGGGCTTTACCAAACTCAGCAAGCAGGCCAGGCTTCAATGAAAGCCTATGGCGTAAATGAGACTCCTCCATTCAAACTCGCACCTATGGGTTTGTATGGATCGGACATGAATACGTATGCAGGAGCACCTAACCCCGGACAAATTCCACCACAAATGACTGGGCAAATGGAAGGGTCACTACCTTTGCAAGGTATGCCTGATGCGCAGATGGCGGCAGGTATGGCACCAGATGACGGAAGCAAGGTGCCTGGTTCTACTAAAACAACTATTCCAGCTAAGAAAGGAGGCATGGCGTAATGGCTACTACAGCAACAAACAAGCAACCACTTTTGGTTGATAGAGTATTCCATAATGTAATCGAAAGCAATAGCTTGACATCTGGTTCCGATACATCCCTGGATATCCTAGGAACGAATGAATCAGTGATCCTGCTTGATTGCACGACAAATGATGGTGGAACAGTAGAAGATCTATATGTAATCTCACGCACAGCTTCCAGCACTGCATATACAGTGCTTCTGTATTTCAGTAGCTCAAGTGATTATCTACGACCTAGTGAATCAGTATATGTAGGCAAGCTAGAAAGTTCAACCACCTTAGGTGAAGTAACTTCTTCAACTGAACTTCCTAAAGTGATGGTACCTCTACCTTCAACAGGCAGTGAAGCACAGATTCGTGGCTTGTATGTGCCTAAAGGTAAAGCGCTTTGGGTGAGCCTACAAGTTGCCGGTCCAGTTAATACAGGTGATACACCAGTAGTTGGAGTTCAAGGCGGATACTATTAATGCCTAGGAAACAGAATGGCTTCGGCAATGCTAAGTCCTTTGCTGTTTCCGGAGTTAATAAAATAAATCATCGTGTCGATAAAGGCAAAGGCCCCGGCGCTGCTGGAAGTTACCCGAGTAACCGTGGCTACGGCTCAACGATTACTCGTAGTGTTATTGAGCAATGGGACTTAGAAAGTTCTTGGGCTCAATGGCGTCGAGGTATGGAGTATTACTATCAAGCTGCTTACTTACCTTTTGAGGAAATAAATGCAGTCCTGTATCAAGGGACAGAAGAAGAGATTCCCGTAACATTCAATGGGTATAAATTTGCAACAAAAAATGCAGACAGCAGAACACACTATGCTATTCAGCGGACAATTGACGAGAACAAAATATTAGGCTATGTAGCAGATGTTTTTAATGATCCATTGATATACGGCAATCAATTTAATAACAAGGAAATATGGATTCAGGTTGTAGCCGGAAAAGACTTGACGAGTGATAGGGCTCTACTGCGTTCGACTGGCGAACGAATTGGCAACGGATCAATTGATGCAAACATCAAAGGGATACTAACAAGCAATCAACTCCCTGCTTTATATATAGGCAAAAGTAAAGACGAGGGTGTGTTCGTGAGGGCTACAGTCCCTCTAAATGAAGTGAATGCTACGGAGTATGTGCAGAAGAATGGCATACAGTCACTAGTAGGTAAGTATGTATATCAACCAGACTTTTATGTTGAACGCCCTATCACATTATTTGATCAGTTTGTAGATTCTGAAGACGCCTTCTTTGTATCTACAACGGAAATAAGTGGTGGAATAAGTATTTCAATACTAGATAACAACACTGAATTGCCTCCAACATTAGGAGAGATTGCGGATACAATTCCAATTTATTCAACAGTCAATCAAGGGACCTCAGCACTTAATGGTGGTTTTGGATTCTTGAAGGCACCTTATCAGCGATTCTTTAAACAGAAGTATTTAACCGCTGAAGTTGTAAAAGGCGAGGTGGCAAACCTTTCATACGCAATCATGCCATACGAAATATTGGGCGTCAAAGAAGACACTGTAAATAATAAGCTCATCATTATTTCTAGGCCATTTCAGGCGACAATGACGCTGACTACACCGCTAGAGCCTCAGCGCTTTGTAATTCTCTCTGATAATGGATTCACAAAAACTGAGGATGACTACGCCGCTGACGGTAGTTACAACCATGCACTTGAAGCTCCTGACGCAAAGATATGGAAGAAGCTAAGTCTTGACGTTAATCCGTGGATGGATCAAACATTTCAATCTGGTGATCGTTTAATTTATTCAGATTTATATACGTGTAGCTGCCCTTCATATTTACACGCAAAGATCAGAAATCCAGAAGCAACTGATGATAGTGGCAGGAAAATTAATAGGCAATCACGCGCACCAATGCCTACATCCAAGAGCTCAGGAGATGTAACAAATATAGGAATTTTAAAAGTTTCAGGTATCATCGATAGCTGGGCAACTTCAGAATACAAACGTGGATTTAAAGTATGTAAGCACACGATAGCTTCTATGTTTATCAACAAAATTCGTGTTGAAGAGCCGAATACCTTTCCGTCCTCTGATACCAGAGATAAGTTTGAAACAAAGCTAGCAAAGGATATACAGGAGGTAGCTCAGGAATTTAACGCGCAACTCAAACGGTCTGAGATCACAACAGTAGAAATCATTTATGCATTAGCAGAAGCTCTCAATCTGGATGATGTTGAGTTAGGATATGTGATGCAAACTGCAAACTTCTAAGTAAAGATACAATAGAAAGTAGTATAAATAGAACGGCGTGGCTTACAATAACTCTGATGGATTTGCAGGTATCGTTGGTGCCTTCAATGTTCTACGGATTGCAAATGACTCTAGTCCTAAGGATTATCCTGCAAGTTTCGAGGGGATTAAAGAAGCTGTTTTAGATATCAAGAAAGAGTGGGGCAATATAGGATACGGAGAGTATCCACCTGGGTGGAGAATTGAATACGATGGCGACGGTAATGTCATCGGCGGTAGCTGGGAAATCACACCAGATGATGGAGACCTATGGTTTGATCAGAACCAAGGACGCATGATGGTCTGGGTAGGCGGTGCTTACTACCAAACCAACGGTGCTGATGTGTTGACAGTTGTTAGTGACACAGCTCCATCAGATGAAGTGACTGGCGGACTTTGGTATCAGCCAACTACAAGTAGTTTGTTCCTATGGAACGGCAGTGCATGGGTTGTAGTAGCGACTAATGCAAACACAGAATATACAACGGATAATTTACAACTTGCAAATACAACAGCAACTAACCTGGCAAATGTCAGTGCTGCCTTAGGCAACGTTTCTACTTATTCATCTGGAACATCTACCCAGTCGAATCTTAATACTTGGCTGGGATCTGCTGTAGGTCAGTTGGATTCGACGCTAACTTCAATCAATACGAATAAGCCAACACTATTCGAGGGTAGTGCTACACCAACCGGAGCTGTTAGTGGAGACCTCTGGTATAACGGCGACTTACTGAAGATATACTCCAGCTCAGCTTGGGAGAGTGTGATTGATTTCGCAGATAACGCAAGCACAGTTACGGCACTGACAACTAGTATTACTAACCAGAACACTGCAAACAGTACTCGTTTTGCAGCCGTTGAAGCTTCTGTCGCAGCAATTGACTTAAGCCCATTCTCAACAAGCTCTCAACTGACAGCTGCTGAAAGCACGCTTCAAAGCAATATCAATGCACTTACTACGACTGTCGGTGACTTAAGTCGCTTTGCAACTGCGTCATCAGTCAATACTTCAGTTACCGGTTTAGACACAAGGGTGGCGACTCTTGAGAATGCAACGATTGACTTTTCCCCATACGCCACAACTACTGCACTGAACACTGCAGTATCTTCACTGCAAACGCAGATCAGCAATAGCGGAACAGCATCTACAAGTTATGTAGATTCGGAAGTTGCTGCAGTGCAAGCATTAATCCCTGATATTAGTGGGAAGTTAGATACCAGCACTTTCTCTGCTTATCAGACTTCAGTAAGCACAAGTTACCTGCCGACTAGCGGTGGGACGCTGACTGGCAATCTGGCAATGAATAAGTCAGATACCTCACTGCCATCATTTGACTTCTCAGGTGATGCTAACTATGGCCGTAAGATATTTAAAACAAAAGCCTACGCTGCTACTGACAACTACTCAACCTTCGGCACGAACACTAATCATTGGGAATACGCTTGGGAGTTTGCTGGCAACGAAGACTTCTGCTGGAAACATGGGACACAAGGTAAGCAGTTCAGTATTACTAAAGAAGGTGCAACCGCTAAGAATTTATATATTGCTGACTTTCAGACAAATACTTCGAGTGGCCGCAGTGTAATAAATGTGATTGATGTCAAGTCAAAACTAAACACACTAGATACGGATATCAGCACAGCGCAACAGGACATACAAGATATCAAAACAAATATTGCGATAAGTACAATGAATCAGATTTTCTATTCAGCTGCAACGCCTAGCACCACTAACTTGAATGATGGTGACATGTGGTATGACAGTACTAATCAAAGACTTAATGTAAGGCACAGCGGTTCTTGGGTTTACGCTGACAACGTAGTAGATACAGCAATGAAGACAGCTTTATTAAATGCCGTAAATGCATCTTCCGATTATGCAACTCTTAAATCAGGGCTTATTACTGCATTAAGTTAGTTGGTGCCTTAGATCGACGGTTAAATGGCAGCCTCACAAATGTGGGGCTTTTTATTGCTTTAAAATAAAAGTATGGATAAACAAAAATTCCTACTTAAATTATTAGCCACAGTATTTGGCGTGCAGATGGCGCTGCTTGGTTTTGAGATGTATAGATGTTTTTCGTCCAACCACCCTATGCAGGAATGTCCACAAGTAGAGAATACTTTTGAGAAAACATTCAACGTAATAATTGCAACTACGCTAGCCTTATTGACAGGTTCTGCAATATCTAAGAAAGATGTTTAAGCCAGGAGATTTTGATTTAACACTAGAAGCTGAACTCAAGCTTCGTGTAGTGACTGATGAGATTGATGAATGCACAGACATTGAAGCGCTGCGTGAAAACCTTAAGGCTTCTTCAACTTTACTGATGCATTATCAGCAGATTATCAATCGCATGATACTTGATCAAATCAATAAAGACTTAGGAGACTTTGGGCTTTTGATTAAGAGTGTAGAAGATAGTTAAAATGATAAAGAGGTATATGAGCCAAAGATGCCAGCTATAGGAGACACACAGGTTAAGTTCGATAGAACATACATCTGGCTTAAAGGAAATCCCAATGCACCCGGTGCTTGGCGGCTAACAGGTAATGACAACACGCCTGGGGCAAACCAAGATCAAAGCAAATTGGAAATGAATGGAACTGTTGCTTCTAGTAGAGCAACGATTGCAGCTAATCAGCTGGTCTATATCAATTCTGCAGGAGCAATTGATTTGGCAGATGCCAGTGCCATTGCTACTGGAAGGGTTGCCGGTGCTGCCATTGCAGATGCAATTGCAAACGGACCAATAACATACGCAAGGAATATGGCAGTGAATGTCATTAATCCAACGGTAGTAATTGATGGAGCGCCTTCGGTTTTAGAAACGGGCAAGTATTATTACTTGAGTGCTACTACTCCCGGTAACTATACAAGAACACCTGACACCTCAACAACAGGTGCAGTCTTAGTTCAAGTTGGTTTGGCACTCGACACGGCAAATATGACTATTGAAATTCAAGAACCATTGGTAATTTGAGATGGCTAATCGTCGCATTACAGTTTTAAATCCAACAGGTTATCAAGAGGTTTTACAGAACAGTGACACCTTGCTTGTTGATTCACCGTCGTCATTTGCAGGATCTACATTTTCAGCAAATGTAGAATTTACTACAGCAGAATTTAGTGGCAATGTCACAATTAACGGGACCCCGTCAGCTGGAACAGATGCAGCAACTGTTGATTATGTAACTGCAGCTGCTGCAGGAGTAGCACTGACAGCTAGTGCCCCTATTGATATCACAAGTCAGAACATCACGATTGATGCTGCTACGAATAGCTCGGTAGGTGCTGTTCGCTTTGCAACTACTGCTGAAGTCACTGGTCGTTCATCAGTTGATGCTGCAGTCAAGCCAGATCAGCTTTCATCAATTCTTGATGACATCGTTATCGATGGCAACGCCCCTATTGTTGTAACGGAATCAACTCCTAACAACTTTGATGTTTCAGTAAATACTGCTACTTCATCTTTTAATGGTGTAGTGCGTTATGCAAGTGATATGCAAGCTGCAGCCGGGACAGCTGAGAATGTAGTCGTCAATCCAAAGCAAGTAAAAGCTGCTATTGATGCTATTCCTTACGCAACAACTAGTGTTGATGGTTTAATTCGACTGGCTACTGGTCAAGAAGTATTAGATGGCACGAATTCGACAACAGCAGTTACGCCTTCTGCACTTAAGCAAGAAGTCGATACTGTCGGTGTTACAACGAATGCTCCTTTGACTGTAACTGAAACAGATCGGGTGTTTGATTTAGATATTACGTATGCAACTGACACTGCAGAAGGGACGATACGTCTAGCAACTGCTGCTGAACTAACAGCTGGGACAGCGACAAACGTTGCAATTACTCCTGCTAATCTTGAGACACGACTGGGTGGTCTAGAAATTGTTGATGGCACAACGACTGTTAAAGGCCTTGTAAGACTGGCGACAGATTCAGAAACAGCAGACGGAACAGAAGCAGATGCTGCAGTAACTCCAGTTAGTATGCGTTATGCATTAGACCAAACTGATTATGTATTAGACGGTGGCACTTATTGATTAGAATAGGTAAAGGATTTTTATCTGTTAAATAGGGTTTTTACCAATGAAGTTACAACTAAAGCGCTCCAATGTAATTGAGTCTGGATCAGCTAAAACTCCAACCTCAGCACAACTGGAGTATGGCGAACTAGCAATTAACTACAACCAAGAAGATCCTGCAATCTTTCTGAAAGATAGTAACAATAATGTAATTCGTATTAGTGGTATTGGAAATATTGCTGATGATGGACAAGTCGAACTGCCTGCTTCTACAACACCACCTTCTAATCCTCTGTCGGGAAATCTCTGGTTTAACTCTGACGAAGGACGTCTGTATATCTATTACACAGATTCAGACACATCACAGTGGGTTGATGCTAGTCCTGACAGCTGGGACCCCTCAAGCTATCCAGATGTAACGGACCCTACAGAACAACCGAATACACTAGATGACCGTTACGTAAGTAAAGTTGCCACGACTTCACAAGATGTTGCTGGTGCGATTACGTTTGAAGAGCTAACCACCCACGAAGTAGGCGTCAAGGTTAGTGGCGGTACTGCGGAGACGTTAAAGATTACAAGCAATGGAACGGGAAGTATAACGATTAATGATACAAATAAGGCACAACATGACGACTCAACAACTACTAGTGTTGCTCACGCTTTAGTCACTACAAGGCTGGACAATACGGGCGCTTCTGCTATTGCTGCACGGGCATTGATTAACCTTAATTATCAAAACCGTAATCGTGTTGTTGGTTTTCAATCTTTAACTAACAATGATATTCGTTCTACCCAATTTGATTTATTTTCTGCCGAAGTCACAACTCCGCAGACTAAGGCCAATAGCGTTTTGACAGGATTTAGAAGTGTTATTAATACCAGTGACCACACTGGAACTAATGCAGAAACTTATAATTTCTTCGCAGAAGGCGATGCACCTTCATATTTCAACGGAAACGTCGGCATCGGGACGACTGATCCAGACGCAAAATTGCATATATCCGAGCCAGTCGGCACCTCGACACCCGCAAGAATGATATTTACAAATCAAGGCATAAGAGGTGTAACTGTAGGGTTTGACACGGTAGGCGTAGCAGGAGTTACTAGTCCTAACTTTTCGATTTCCAACGGTGATCAAAGCGTAAATTATTTAAACATCAATGCCACCGGAAACGTCGGCATCGGTACGGATTCTCCCTTACAAACGCTTGACGTGTTTGGGACAGAACCTAGCAATCAATTGCGATTGATGCGAAAAGCTGCTACTGGCGATGTTCAGACAGCTGGTATTGTCTTTGGCAATGATTTCTCAACTAATGGATTAGGCATACTTGGTGCAGCAGGAAGTGGATTCCAGTTTAGGACAACAACTGACACATCAGCCACCAATCCACTTTCATCTAGTATTAGCAACACTTTAGTTAAAATTGACGAAACCGGAAACGTCGGCATCGGGACGACTGATCCTGACACAAAGTTGCACGTTGTAGGCACTATTCTCACTGAAAATATTCTTTATAGTGCTAATCAAGATCAGCCATACTTAATTGCTGGAACAACTAATTACACTGGTGCTAATACAAGCTGGGGCACTTATGGTTTTCAGCATCGGTTTAAGTCTAATAGTGTTGGCACGGGAAGAGTGACGATTGACACTTCTCAGGGTGAAGCTTTTTGTGTTAATAACAGCGGACGAGTTGGCATCGGTACGGATAATCCGGTGGTGGAGTTAGATGTTGACGGCAGCATCAGAACGAAAACTGGTATTAGTTTTGACACAGCTACTCCATCTAGTGCCAATACACTAGATGATTACGAAGAAGGAACTTGGATTCCAACTTTTTTATCACAAAATACAACTGGTGGCAGTATTACTTACAGCACCACATCAAACAGAAAAGGAAGTTACATTAGAGTTGGAAGACAGGTGACACTTCAGTGTGCTTTAGGTTGGTCTGCCAATACCATTACTGGTGGTTCAGATTGCAAAATTACAGGTCTTCCTTTTCCAATTGGGTCTCCTAGTCAGTATGGTCGTTCAGGCGGATGCACGGGCTACGACAATACTGATCTGCCATCCGGTGCTCAGATCCAATTTCGCGACGGTGGTACTGGAATAATTGTTGGTTATAAAACAACCAGTACAGTTACAGCGAATATTGCTTTGAAAGATATCGGTAATAATGGATTGTTAATATTTTCCTACACCTACTTCGTCAATCCATAGCCCGCAACGGCAATAAACTAACTATTAAACCTGTCTCCCACAGTCGTGGGTTCCTAATATGGCTACTTATAGCGAACAAATCGAATACAAAGAAGAGATCCTTCCTAATCAAGTGATCCAACTTCGCACAGCAACCGTTGTGCTTAAGGATGGTGAAGAGGTTGGTCGTCAGTATCACCGTGAGGTCTTCGCTCCTGGTGATGACGTAACTGCAGCACCCGCAGAGGTACAAGCAATTGCTGCAGCCCTCTGGTCTGCTGATGTTGTTACTGCTTATCAAGTAAGCATTCCTGAAGAAGAAACTCTCTCAGAATAATTTCAATACAATAGTAGTATCTAAAGGCAATAGTAATGGCTCAGATTAATTTCCCAGTAGCAACAGCAGACGGTCAAACGTTTGAAGCTCAAAATGGTGTGATTTACACTTACAACGGTGTTCCACCTAATGGATATTGGTCTGGGTCATTCCAAAATGAAGGCTTTAATACTCTTGACGGACGTTATTTGAAACTGGATTCGAGTAATGATCCAGTTACTGGTGGATTGATTGTAAATGCAGGAAACGTTGGTATTGGGACAAGTAGTCCGCAGTCAGAACTGACGGTAAGGGGTAGCACTCCTCAGATTACGTTAGAGCCGACAGGAGATTCGCAGAATTGCCGACTTCAGTTCTGCACAACAGATGGAACTGTTAAATCCTCCATCATGAGCGGTGGAATCGATGGCGGAGCAATCAGGTTTTTCGATAATATCGTATTTGCGGAACGTATGCGAATCGATTCCAGTGGCAAAGTCGGCATCGGTAACGCGGATCCTGATCAAATCCTGACAGTAGGAAACACGACTACTAGCAACATTATTCGCATGAGAGCTGGTGGAACCAGCGTGAATGGTCTTGACTTTGGTGATGCTGCCGATGCTGATATTGGCAGGATTCGTTATGCACATAGT